TTTGAAGGAGGCTTGTTAAAATTTCAAGTCAACTATGGAGAAAAACAACTAGACTTAAAACCAGAAACTGGAATGTTTGCTATATTTCATGGTGGTCATAAAAACATGCATGAAGTTTCTGTTATTAAACATGGAACCAGATATACGCTTGGTTCATTTTGGGATGACAGAGAAGAATCAGATTATCCACAAGAAACTCTTGACATATGGGCTGCAGAACTTGCTGAAGTAAGAGCAATGCAAAAAGATCAAAATGAAGAGTGGTCTGAAATTAAAAAACAAGGAAAGCGTTTAGATCCATATGGAATAGTCTATGATGCATCGGAGGTAGAATAATGAAAGATTCTGAAAATTATCAAAAAAAACAATATGTCATGTTTGATTTAGATAAAAGCCATAAAGATGTTTGGTATTGGGAAAATACAATAAGTTGCTCTAATGAGCTTTGTGATTTTGTAGAAAGCTTAGATTCTTTAGAAAAATCTTATTCTAGAATTCCTAAATGGGAAGACTGGTTAGCAAGTAATGATTCCAACGTACATTATGGATATGTTAAAAACATAGCTAAAGAATCTTTAAACAATAATATTTCTGATAGTCTTATAAATCAAAGAAGCAGATATATAATTAATAGCTTGTTGATGTCTGTTGAAATGTCTTTTGCTAAATACATGAACGAGCATGATTTAAACCCAGAAGATTATTTTTTAGATACAAGAATACTGCCTATAAAAAAATGGGATGTTGGTCAATCTATGGGTCCACATTGCGATAATTATGATGGTCATTCAGATTTGGCTTTTTCTATAGTTGTTTATTTAAACGATACATATGAAGGAGGAGAAATTCATTTTCCTAACCAAAACATAAAAATCAAGCCAAGTGCTGGTAGCTTAATAATGTTTCCTTCTCATGAACCATTTTTGCACGAAGTGCTTCCAATTATATCTGGAAATAGATACATGATGCCTATTTCAGTATTCAAGAAGTAATATTTTCTACTACTTGCTTTAAATGGTATAATGACTTAATGGGGGAAAAATGAATTTTTACGATAGAGAAGATTGCATTAACACATCTCCGTATGTAGACGAATACGGAACTAAAAGCGGTATTTTTGTATTTAAAAATTTTATTGGAAAAGAACTTTCTGATGAAATAACTAATTTTTTAGATTTGCAAGATGAAGAGGTTTTAAGTAATCCTTTAAACCTTATAAACTGGTATGAAGGAAGATATACTGGACTACCACCAAAACTAATTGATGTTTGGGAAAAAATTAGTGAACTTTTAGCTCCTACTTGGGTCATCCATCCATCTGCATCTATACTTAAATCAAAGCCTGGCGATGAAGGAATGTTTGTTCATTCAGATAGTCCAGGAAAAGGAATGTGTCATTTGCTTTCACAAACAGACACTTATAAAACTTGTTGCGAATTAGACTATGGAGTTGTTGCCTATTTTGGAAATTTTGAAGGCGGAGAAATTTTTTATCCAGACATGAACCCAGACGGTACAAAAAAAGATGAATGGCAAATAATAGATAAAAATGCTCCTACTTTAGAATATAAACCAGAAAATGGAGATTTGGTTATACATTCAGCATTTGATCCTTACTCACATGGGGTTAGGCCCGTCACATCTGGAATAAGATATGCTTTTTCAAATTTTAGCTTAAAAGCAATTGACAATCCAGGAACATTTCATAATTACGGAACTCCAGAATATTATGAGCAAATTGGGGATAAAAAAGAAGCAACAGTTTTAAAATGGCTTGAGCCTTTAAAACTTAACCCACAATTTACTCCAGAAGCTGTTGCTAAAATGCAAGAGTCGGGACTTCAAGGGGAAGAATTATCTAAAGCATTTTTTAGCGACATGAAAGAGTAAATTACATGAGAAAGCTAATTAATGGAGAAGAAGCTGAAGAGCTTGATTTAGCTATAGATTTAACAATACATACAAAATGTCCAGGAAAATGGTTGCTAATTGATTTAGAAACAGGGCAAGAATATAGGGGAAGCCCAAGGCCAAATATGTATGGAAAATGGAAAAGGATAAAAAATGCCATAAAACCATTACACAAGAATAATTCTTGGAATTAATTTGGTAATTACATCTAAAAATGGTTCTATTAAGTACATTATATTCGTTTTAAATTAGAAAAGTGGTAAAATAAAGTATTATGAAAGTAACTCCAATTGAAGAAGTGTCTTACGGGACATATTTATGGGAAACGTCAGAAGGCAAACTTGTCATGGACGAAGATGGCAATTACATGTGCATTTATGCCATAAAAGGTGATCCAAAAAAAATTGCTGAACTAAAAAGATTTGCTAAAGAATACGGCGTAGAAGACGGAAAACCAGTTTGGTTTTCTGGACATCGCCCAGTATCAGATGAAGATTATGAGTATCAAAAACAAAGACTTGATCTTGGTCTTGTAGCCGATGAATGGGATATTCCAGCACTTAAAGAAGATTTAATTCAAAAGAAAAAAATGGGAATAATTTAATGGAACACAGAGCCAATGTAGCAGATGATAATGACGACATGGATTTTGAAAAGGGAGTCAAGGTATCTTTAGGAACTGCTCCCAGACAACTGCAAGAATCTGATTTTGACGATCCCTTCCTAGGCAAAGCCGATGAGCTTTTAAAGCTTGAGGGATTAAATTCTAATTTTAAAAGAAACGCATCACGTCGCATGCAAAAAGCATATACAGGACAAGATGATGCTAAATCTAAAAAACTTGATCCACTTGATTTAACTGGCTATTCTTTATTTCAGATTGTTCAGCCACCTTATAATGTAATGTATTTAGCACAACTTTTTGATTTATCCCCATATCATCACGCAGCTGTAGAGTCTAAAGTTGCCAATGTTGTTGGATTAGGTTATAAATTTGTAGAAAATCAAAAGACTTTAGATAAACTAGAAGATGTTTCTGAAGATGAGGCAAAGTTAGAAAAAGTAAGACGTAAGATTTCAAAAGCTAAAACTATAATGAAGGATAAGATTGAAAATCTTAATTCAGACGATACTTTTGAAGAAATTATGAAAAAGGTTTATAGAGACCTAGAAGTTACTGGTAATGGCTATTTAGAAGTCGGTAGAACGTCTTCTGGAGCTATTGGGTACATAGGACATATCCCATCCATTACAATGCGTATAAGACGCCATAGAGACGGTTTTGTGCAGGTTGTATATAATCGCTATACCTATTTTAGAAATTTTGGCGACACATCTACTCAAGACCAAATAGGTACAGATCCTCGTCCTAACGAAGTTATTCATTTTAAAAAATATTCACCTACAAATACTTATTATGGAATTCCAGACATTATGTCTGCATCAAAAGCAATTGCTGGAGATGAATTTGCTGCAAGATACAATTTAGATTATTTTGAGAATAAAGCAGTTCCACGTTATATCATTACAACAAAAGGTGCTCGTTTAAATGCTGACTCAGAAAGAAAATTACTTGAGTTTTTCCAGATTGGATTAAAAGGAAGAAATCACAGAACCCTTTACATACCTCTTCCAGCAGACGGAGATAATGCTCGTGTAGAATTTGACATGAAACCAATTGAGGCGGGAATTCAAGATTCATCATTTACTAATTATTCTGTAGAAAATAGAGATAGAATCCTTATTGCTCATAGAACCCCATTATCTAAAATTGGTCATGGAACACCTAGCCCATTAGACGACAAAATTTATAAAGAGCAAGTTTCTAGACCTATGCAAGATGTTCTTGAGATGCAAGTAAATAAACTTGTTAAAGAATTTACAGATATGTTTAATTTTAGATTTGAAGAATTGACACTTACAGATGAGCTTTCTCAAGCACAAATTGATCAAATTTACTTAACAACTCAAGTTGTAAAACCTAATGAAATCAGAATGAGAATGGGCTTAAATCCAATAGATTCTGGAGAAGAGGTTTTTGACCCACAAGCAAAAGCAGCAGAAATTCAAGCTCAAACAATGCAGTCTAGAGCTAGAGATAAAACCAGAAATGCTGCCCCAAGTGAAGCAGTCAGCGGAAGAGCCAGAAAAGGCGAAGGCCGTAAGGTAAAATAATACTGTAAATATTTTGCCTTTATACTACACACTGATATTATTTAACTTAGAATGAACATTCAAAAAGTACACTGGAATAATAGTGAGCATAAGCTCAATCTCTCCTTCCCAATCTCAAAGGTTGATAAGGAAAAAAGAACTGTATCTGGCTTTGCTACATTAGACAATGTAGACCGCCATGGCGATATTGTCACAGCCGATGCAAGCGAAAAAGCATTTGCACGTTTTAGAGGTAATCTCCGTGAAATGCATGCACCCATTGCAATTGGAAAAGTACTTTCATTCCATCCAGAAGATTATTTTGATAAAGAATCTGGTAGAACATTTAAAGGAATTTATGTAAATGCTTATGTATCAAAAGGTGCCCAGGATACATGGGAAAAAGTTTTAGACGGAACTATGACTGGTTTTTCAATTGGGGGAAACATAGTCACTGCAAGCAATGAATCTGACGATAACAATACTGATCGTCGTGTCATTAAAGAATACGATCTTATGGAATTATCTTTAGTTGACTCACCAGCAAATCCATTAGCAAATATCTTTTCAATTCAAAAGAGTGCTGATGGATCTTCTTTTGTAAAAGGAATGTCAGTAGATACAACAGTAGAAAATGTTTATTGGTGTAAAAAAGATCAAATAGCTTCTTCAACAATTTCAGCAAATAAAGATTGTGTTGTTTGCGGAAATGGCATGGAAAATGTTGGTTGGATTGAAAGTGCAGAAACAGAAAAAGGTTTAGCTATTAGCAAAGTGATTGATCAGTATTTAAAAAAAGATGATGCTCCAGGTCCAAATCATTCTGCTACTACTCAAGATGGAGATGCTGGAGTTGTTGACTCTAAATCAACAATTAACTTGTATCCAGATCAAAACAAAAAAATAAAAAAGTCTGAATTGCTAAACGATTCAGAAGATGCTAATAAAGGAGGTAATAATATGGCAGACCAAACAAATAATGAAGCATCTGTTGTTGAAGCAGCAGAAGCTGTTGTAGAGGCAGCAGTAGAAGAAGTTGTTGCTGAGGTTGCAGCAGAAGTTGTTGCAGAAGCAGAGGCAGCTCCAACAGAAGAGCTCGTAGAAAAGTCCGTCACTAACGCAGAGGCAGAACAACCTTTTGCAAAGATGTTGACTGAAATGCGTGACCTCTTTGGTGAAGCAATTAATAAGAATTCTGCAGACATCGAAGAAAAACTTCAAAAGTCAGTTCAAACAGTAGAATCAGCTCGTGCAGAGTATGAATCAGCAGTTTCTCAAATAAAAAAGGAACTTACTGATCTTACAGGAAACATAGCTGAGTTCTTCAAGAGATTTGAAGAGCTTGAGAAGCGTTTTTCATCATATGAAAACGATACTGCAGTACAAAAGTCCATTGGTGACGTAGACAACTCATCAAGGGGTACTAAACTCCAAAAAAATTTGGAGTTTGATTGGCAAGGATCCTTCCTCGGAGTCCAAAGTCTATAAAAATCAAACAAAAAAAGGTGGTGAAATAAATAAATGAGCAATGAATTATTACAAAAAGTAATTGATACAACAAATCTAGGAACATCAGGTTCTGATCTTTCAGGCGACGGACGTACTCTCTCAGGTACAGGTCTCCTTTATCCAGATCAAGCTAATCGTTTCCTTGACTACATGTGGGATGCTACTATACTTGCTAAGGCAGCACGTACAATCCGCATGCGTTCGAACACAACAGAAATTGATCGTGTTTCAGTAGGTCAGAGATTAATGAC